TCGGCGGGGTTGCAGCGGGAAGCCGCGACGTCGAAGATCAAAGACCGCCGGGCCCGGCTGCAGCCCCGTTTGCGGCTGCTGTGGCGGATCGCGTTCGCGATGATCGGGCAGCAGGAACGCGCCAGACGGCTGCGGTTCTCGTGGGGTCCGATCGAGTTCGTCACCCTGATCGAGTCGGCGGAAGCCTCCCAGCAGGCCACCGGCACCCTGTCCACGGAGGACCGGCTTGAACGGTGTTGGCAGATGACCCCGGAGGAGCGGGCCCGGAACATGCAACGTTTGACCGCCGATCAGATCACCGCCGCCGCCGCGGCCGCTGCAGGTGCTGCTCAAGCGACCCCCCCGGGTGGGCAGTCGACCACCCCCCCGGGGCGGGCCACCAACAGCCAGCCGTCCAACGGTCGCGCCGCGCGGCCGCAACCCGCCCCCACCCGCGCACGTAACGCCGCACCATGACCCAACCGTCCGGGCAGCAGGACGAGTACGTCGAAGGATGCGACTACTTCATCCATGACCTCTACAACTATGCGGGCGCGTTCTGTCCCTGCGTGCCGCAAGAGGTCATCGACGACTGGCATCGGTACATGAGGGAACTGCTGGTCCGCCGGTGACTCAGCCGTCCGGGCAGCCGTTGACGTATCAGGATGCCCTGCAGTTGGCGGCCGGGCTCGGCGCCGCCGCCGCGTCCGAACAGACGGTGACCGCTGTGGTGTCGGGGCTCTCTGATCAGGTCGCGAACACCCGCGACACCGCCGTCGACTGGGCGTTCCGGCTGATCCGGCAGTTGTGGCAGCGGACCGACCCGTACGACGGGGACAGTGTGAACACGTTCACCACCGCTGCGGGCGCCCGGATGGTGACTGCGCAGTCCACGGTGGCCCGCGCTGCCGCCGCGTCGGTCACGCAGGGGTTGGCAGTGATGGGTGTCCGCACCCCCGCTGTGGCCTCCGACCCGGCCGACGTCCGCCGGTTGGATCCGGTCGACGGGCGGCTTGTTGAACGGCCCGCGACCACGGCAGTCGACTATCAGGATGTTGACGGTGCTGTCGACGTCGATTTGCAGACGTTCGCGACGACTGACGGCATGTTCAACCGGCCCGCCCAAAGGTACCGGTACGCCGCCAGCCAGGGCGCGAGCACTGCCGACGCGGACCGGGCCGCGCAGCAACTGATCGCCCTGCAGATCGACCAGAACGCGATGCTCGCCGCGCGGCTGGCCTACGCGGAGGTGTTGCAGAAAACGGTGGATCTGGATCTGCCCGGGCCACGGATTATCGGCTACCGGCGGATCATCCACCCGGAGATGTCTAGGACCGGGGTGTGCGGGTTGTGCATCGCCGCCTCGGACCGGATCTACCACATCGAAAACCTGCTGCCGATCCACGGCCGCTGCCAGTGCACCGTGGCCCCTGTGACGGCGGACCGGGATCCGGCCGACGATCTGAACAAGGTCGACCTGGCGCAGCTGTACCAGTTGGCCGGTGGTGTCGGTGGAGCATCCACCACCGCTGGGCCCGCCCTGAAGCGGGTCCGGTATCAGGTCGACGAGCACGGCGAACTCGGGCCGGTTCTGATCCCCCGGGCCGCGCGCCAGCCACGCAAACCGGTGCCCGCGCCGCGCCGCAGCAAAGCCCGCGTTTCCTGATTACGTATTACGTACTAAGATTTCCGCCAGCACAGCATGGCGGACCGGCCCGTTAGGGGCCAAACCCTCCTTCCGATATGGGAGAACTAATGTCCGCACCACTGTCCGAAAGCACGACCACTGAAGACGCCGCAACGGAGTCAGTCACCGACGACACCGGTACACCCCCTGAGGGTTCCGATACGGGATTCCCGGCGGGCACACCGTTGGCTGAGATGACCACCGAGCAGCAACTCGCCTACTACAAGCACCAGAATCGTCAAGCCGACGCGAAGCTCGCCAAGTTCAAAGGTGTTACACCGAAACAGTTTACGGAGATGCAGACCCGCATCCACGAACTGGAGAACGCACAGTTGTCGGCTGACGAGAAAGCCCTGAAGGACGCGGTCGACCAAGCGAAAGCTGACGCGACCGCTCAGGTGCAGGCGCTGTACCTTCCCCGGCTGCAGCTCTCCGAAATTCGGAGTGTCGCGGCGTCGATCCTCGACGAGGAGCAACTCGACGGCTGGCTGGAGGGTCTGAATCCGGCGAAGTTCGTCGGTGAGGACGGTGAGGTCGACAAGGACAAGGTGATGACCAGTCTGACCGCCATGTTCGGCCGGTCACGGCAGCAGTCATCGCAACCGCGGCAGTGGGGGCAGTACACCAACCAAACACCGGCAACAGGTCAGCCCGGATCTGCAGGGCGGGCTGAAGCGCAACGCCGCTTCGGTAAAACGTAAGCGACGCAACATGAAACGGAGTACCCATGACGTCTCTCGGGGTGCAAACCACCTCCTATCAGGTGGAAAACCTCTCCTGGAAAGCCAGCGGATTCGGGGATGAATACCATCCCGGTGTCACGCTGGACATCGCGAAATTCACTGCTGGCACCCACTTCCCGAACGGCTACATTCCGTCGGGGACGGTGCTCGGCAAGGTCACCGCGTCCGGCCTGTACGGGCCGTACAACAACGCGTTGTCCGACGGCACTGAAACGGCGACCGGGCTGCTGATCGCCAGCTGCCGGGTCACCCAAGCCAACGGGGCCAACGCCACCCGCGTCTCCAGCGGCATGATGATCCGCGGCGACGTGATCCAAGCCAACATGCCATTCAGCTCAGGTGCCGGTGCGATCGACACGGCCGGTAAGGCCGATCTGATTGCCAGCGGCCTCCTGATCCGGTTCGAGTAGAAGGGACACGATCATGGCACTTTTCTTCGACGGTCCCGTCTCCATCGACGACGCGATCAACTTCGTTCGGGAGGTTCCGATCCCGTCGAACAACACGCTGACGTCGTTGTTCCCGCGCCGCGACGTGGTCGGCGACGAACTCGACTTCACCGAGATCACCATCACCAACCGGATCATCAAGTTCCGGACCTGGGACGGCGCGTTCAAACCGGTGCCGCGTGACGTCGGATCGGAGAAGCGGGTCAAGATGCCCCCGCTGGGCGGATTCCTGGAAGTCGGCGAGTATGAGCGCCGCCAAATCGAATTCGCTTCCAGTGGTGGCACATTGACGCAGCGGCTGGTGGATGCGGTCTACAACGACCTCGCGAACCTGACCCGGTACGCGTACAACCGGATCGAACTGGCGTGGGGTGATCTGCTGACCGACGGGAAACTGACGATCAGCGAGAACGGCCTCATTCAGGAGATTGATTACGGGCTGGCCGCCGGGCAGAACGTCACCCCCGGTGTGCTGTGGTCGACGACGGCGACCGCGGACCCGTTGGCGAACCTGGTTGCCTGGAACGCGACGTATGCCGCCGCGAACGGAGGCCGGGGCTTCGGCCGGTTCATCACCACCACCGAAGTGGTGAACTATCTGATCAGCAACACCAAGCTGATCAACGCGATCCGCGGGTCCACGATGGGCGCCACGATGGTGTCGATCGCCGAGATCAACAACCTGTTCAGTTCGTTCGGCCTGCCGACACTGGAGGTGCCGACGTTGGCGGCGCAGAACGGCGGCTCGCTCTACAACTCGTCGATGGACGTCGACGGGGTCACCACACGGGTGTTGGCCGCGAACAAGTTCCTGGCGCTCCCGGCGGATCTGGGCACGTTGGGTGTCACAGCGTGGGGTATGCCGACCACGGCGATGGACCTGGCGGCATCCAAGAACGTTCAGGTTGAGGTGGCGCCCGGCCTGGTCGGCATCCTCGACCGGGAATCGGATCCGCCGTACCGCAAGCGCACCTACCTCGACGGTGTCGGCATGCCCGCGATCATCGACATCAAGAAGTTGTTCGTCGCGACCGTCGCATAGGAGGAGTCATGGCCAAGAAGTGCGGGCAATACGCTGTCACCGTGCACCGGGAGGACGGCACCAACGTGCAGTATCTGCCGGGGCAGGAGTACAAGGACGGCGACGACAAACTCGTTACCAACCCGCTGGCGTTCGAGGGCGGTGAGGACAAGGCCGAGCCGATGGACACGGTCGGTTCCACCGAGCCGCCCCCGGCGCCGGGCTCCAAGGGCGCCACCAAGGAGGCGTGGCAGAACTACGCCAACCATTACGGTGTGTCGTTCACGCAGGAGATGAGCGTCAAGGAGATCGCCGAAGCCTGCGAGGCTGCGGGGATCGCGGTCTGATGGCCGACCCGGTGGATCCGGCGCGTTTCGCACATCCCGAAGATGTGGTGGCGCGCTGGATCATCGGCGACTGGGCTATGCCAGACACAGTGGATTGGGATGCGTGGGCGCAGGAACGGATCGTCGACGTCGAATCGGAGCTGATCGGTTTGGTGCCGTCGCTGGCCACGTTCGACCTGGCGTCGGATCCGCGGCGGGCGCGGGCGGTGAAAACCCTCGTCGTGTCGAAGGTGATGGAGTTGCGGCGCAACCCGACCGGTGTCACCGCGGTCACCCAGTCGATGGGCCCGTTGTCGGCGACCGAGCAGACCCGCACCGCCACCACCAGTCAGGAGATTTGGTTCTCTGAGCAGGAGTTGGATTCGGTGCGTCTGCAGCGGTCCCGCCGCCGGTTCGGCACCATCTATGTGGGTCCGGGACCGAACGTATGCTGAGTACCCCGTACCCGATGGTCACCGGGCTGATCCCGAAACGCCGCCATGTGGTGTTCGGGGAAGCCAGTTGGGATCCGCTGCCGCCGATCGACGTGTCCTACGCGCTCGATGAGCCCGAACCGATAACGTCCGACAACTCGGGCCGCTACATGCAGGACGGGCTGCTGTTCACGGACCGCGGCGTCGACCTGAAGCATGGTGACACGGTGGACTTGCCGGAAGGGACGTTCGGGGTGATCGGCGGGGCGCAGTGGAATCATCTGCACCCGATGACCGGCTACAACTACGGCAAAGCGGTATTCACGATCCGGCTGGGAGGCTGACCGTGAAGAACTACGTGTACGGGGAAAAGGGTGAGGGTTCCCCGATGCTGGCGGCGAAACTGTTGTCCCCCAAAGACATCGGTGGCCCACTCAAAGAGGCTGGCGGTCTGGCGGCGGGCATCTTCTCAGCCACGGTCGCGCGGCTCTCCGGGGCGTTGGCCGCCTCGACGCGGGTCGGTCCGCTGTTCATCGGCGGCGAAAAGTATGACCGGCTGGAGATCGAGGTGACCTCCGGTGAGGGAACCCTACGCGGCGGCTACGGCGCCTCCCACGACTTCGGCATCGGTATCCATCCCCGATCCCGGGTGCCGCCGACCAACTGGATGCCGCAGTCGCCGGTGGACGACTGGGCGCGGACGCTGGCGATCCTGTCGTCGATGTCCGGCGGATTCGTGCCCACCGCCGCGCCGTCGAAGGATCCCGGCGCCCGTAAGGCTGCGCGCCGCCGCCGCCGCAAAGCCTACGAGAAACGTAAAGGCATCACGCCGTGAGCATCGGTTATCCGCTGTGGTGGCAGGGGTTGCGGTGGGAGATGACCCAACTGATGCGGGATCTGTTCACCTACCCGGCGAATCCGGCCGCTGACGGCCTGTCCGGGGTGAGGGTGGAAAGGTTCCTGTCCGACAACGACGACATCGCCGCCTGGCTGTCCGGTGGGCAGGGTTACATCATGGTGCACCGCAACGGCGGGCACCTCGACATACCGGAGGTCGGCGGGCAGCCGACGGTGGACAATGCGATCGTCACGCTGGCGGCGCTCACCAAGTCCCCCGACGAATCCCACGACCTGATGGACTACGTGACCAGCATCCTCACTGCGTACGGCGTGGATGGCGGCATCGTCCACCGATCAACCCCGCATCGCTGCGGGTTGGCGACAACTTCCATGAAGGTTCCGGGAGAAGTTGTTGCGCCGCAAATGATTCCGGAACAATTCAGGGACGAACGTCTGGTGCCGATGGTGTGGTCTATCCACGCTGACGTGCCGCGCGGCCTTCCCGACTACCGGGCCTACCTCGGGCTCGATACCGATTGAAAGGAAACCATCATCATGGTGGCCACTGCTGCTCCGACGACCACGCGGAAAGACTTGATGATTTCCGCCCGAAAACTGTTCGCGATTCAATGGCCCCTGTCGGTGCCGTTGATCACGACGGTCAAGAATCCGGCCACCGGCGCGGTGGTGTTGCCGCCCGACGGGTATGTGATCGGTTTGCACCGCAAGCAGCGCGGCGGCGTTTTGGCCAACGCGCAAACCTACAACGACATCATGGCGCACGGCGAAGGCGGACCGGTGATGCGGATCCCGTCGGAGCGGCGCATGTCCGGCGGTATCGAACCGTTGGAAACCAACCGGATCAACCTGGAGAACTGGTTGGGCGGCGACTACTCCAGCGTCAGCCCCGACGCGTCCGGCGGTATCCATTTGGGGGTGTCGTCGCTGCCGATCTACCGGCTGTGCCGCACCCTGCTGCTGGGCCGCCACGACTACAACGGGTTGGCCTGCTACATCGCGTGGATGGGTAACCGGGCCGACATCTCCGACACCTCCGACATCACCGCAACCGACGCCGAAGTTGTGTCGTGGCCGTACACCTGGAATTTCCAGGGTGTCGACGAACTCAACGGGGAACCGGTGTTCGTGGAAATTTTCGGTCCCGGCTGGGCGGCGATGCAGAACGCCGCGGACTCCGGTTTCTACGCTCCGATCACCGCGGTTTCCGTGGATCCGCCGACCGCCGCGCTGACCGGCACCGTCGGGTCCGCGACCGCCGACGTCGCGTTGGTGGCCACCGACTCCAACGCCCGGATCCGCACCGACAGCACCACATGGGTGTCGTCGGACATCACGAAGGCCACCGTCGACTCGCACGGTGTGGTCCGTAAGGTCGCGGCCGGGTCGGCGACGATCACCGGAACCCTGGAGGGGTTCACCGACACCTGCACTGTGACGGTCACCTAGCATGGCGGCGAAGAAGCGGCTCCCGGCGACACCCGCGCCGCGCGTGGTGGGTCCGCCGGGGGAACCGGTCGGCGCGTTCCTGCAGACGCTGCAGCAGGCCCGCGACGCCGGTCTGTCGATAGAACCGTACGACATCACCCCGGATCTGGTGTTGCAGCCGCTGACGGAGGCCCGCAGCAAAGCGTTGGCGGCGGCGTCGGCGGCGAACCTGCTGGCGCAGACCGCGGCCGTGAAACTGGTGCAGAACCCGGAGGATCCGCCCGCGCCGCCGCGGCCGCTGCCCAATCAGATCGCCGCTGAACTCAACGACCTCGCCAACAGCATCAAACGGATGATGTCGGCCGGTGACGTGGACGACGGCCTGATCGAACAGATGATCGTCGCGGTCCGCAACGTCGGCGCCAACGTCGATGCGATGCCGCCGCCGGACCTCGCCGAATACGACGACTATCTGCGGCAGTTCGAGCGGTACACCGAGCTACGCAACGGGTTCCCGGCGCGGCAGCAGCGGGAACTGAAAGCCTGCCAGGAGATGGCGGAGGAAGCCGAGGAAGCCTACACGCAGGCACTGATCGGCGCCGACAGCAACCAGCGGGTGCAGGAGTTCTTCGCTGACCGCCCCGACTGGCAGCGGGAAGTGTTCGTCGACGCTGTCACGAAACGGTTCCTGCGGCTGCCTGATGACGGGCGGTGTTTGGCGTGCGGCCACGTCGACCCAAAAGAGCGCAGCTCCGCGCTGACATCTGCGATTGGGTCGAGCACTACTGGCATGAAATCGCCACCGACTTCCCCGAGCACTTCGGAGGAACCGACCCCTACGACTGGTTCCGAGGAACCCGACCTTGGGAGCACTTCGCCGACCTGTTCTACCGGCTGACCATCAAAGAAGGCTCCCGCGTCTATGCGGCGCTGCTGCGCGACGGCAGGTTGGCGAAAGAGTTCGCGGCGCACATCGACCCGGACAAACCGGCCCGCCCCGGCCTCCTCGACTACGACCGGGTCGCCCGGGAGGTTCACCAGTTGACGCAGCAGGTGGTGTGGCTGCACCGCACCACCGCGGGGGCGCAGGGGGAGAAAATCCCGATGCCCGCCGACCCGGTGTATCCGACGGAGGAGTTCCGGGAAGAAATCGAAGCTGAGGACGACGCCAAGTTCTGGTCGGAACTCACCCACGACAACCCGCACCTGCGGGGAGTCCCCAAATGGAATTAGAGGGTATGTGAGATGCCTGACTACACACCTCAGTCGTGGGTCACCGGCAGCAAGTTTGAAGCTGACCAGGCGACGGAGATGTCCCACCAGCTCGACGAGGAGGAGGAGATCAACGTCACACAGGCCGCCGCGATCGCAGCCCTGCAAGGGCAAGTCGGGTCGGGTCCGCAGCGGTCCGTAGCTGCACCGACCGGGCTGGCCACCACGGACACCGCGGCTATCATGGCGGCGCACAACTTGTTACCCCCCGACGGCGGCACCCTGTGGCTGCGGGAGGGTGAATACGCGCTCAGCGCGACGCCGCCGGTGTTCACCAAACAGGTGGCGCTGCTCGGGCAGGGATGCGCCCGCCCCGACAATCGGGCACCGACCGCTTTGATCGCGAACTCGGCGACCGCCACCGGGATCACCTGCAACGTCGAAGGCTGCTACCTGGACGGGTTCGCGCTGCTCAACAACTTCGTCGGCACCGTCACCTCCGGTGTCGGGATCAGGATGCAGAAAGGGCATCAGGCGGCGCTCGGCCCCCGGCTGCGGGTGTGGAATTTCTTCGACAACATCGTCTTCGAGTCCGGTAACTACTGGGCGGCGATGCTGGCGCACAACTATTCGCCGTGGCGCTACGGGCTTGTCATCCGGAATTCTGATCACGCCGACAGCGGTGACAACGTGATCGGCGGCTGGTTCGACATGCCCGGTGTCACCCGGAATGCGGCGGCGGCGATCCGCTGGGAAACTTCCGGCGGATTCAGGTTCACCGGGAAAATCAACGCTGTCGGCTCCAACAAATTCGGCATCGGCATCGACTTCGCGTTCAACGGCAGCACATTCGACACCGCGGACCTGTTCATCACCCCGGGCTCCAGCATCGAGAACTGCCTCAACACCGCAGTCAAACTGAGTCGCACGTCTGGTTCGCACATCGTGGTGCTCGCACAGATCCTGGGTTTGGAGATCATGAACACCCCCATCGGCATCCAGGTGGGGCCGGGGTTCGAGGATGTGCTGATCGACCACATCACCGCGTTTGGGTTGACGACGGGTGTCGACATCCTCAACGGTGCAACCAAGGTGACCGTAGGGAACAACAACCGTTGGCGCGCAGTCACAGAACCGGTCCACATCGCTGCCGGGGCAACGGAGGTCAGACTAAAGCAGCAGGAACGCAGCACACCCGTCGCCGGGATTGTGTTCACCGACGCCACCGCCACCGGCGTCGGCGGAACCACCAACGTCGACTACGACTACGCCCGCAACCTCGACTTCGGTGTGACCGCGACACCGAAAGAGATATTCAAATGCACCGTCGACAACTTCACGTCCGGGACGATCACCGTGGAAGCCGCAGGTGTCCATATCGGCACCAGCGGTTTCACCACAGCACGCGTGGTCCGGTGGCTTGTCGACGCCACCGGCGGTGTCACGATCACCGACAAGATAGCCGAGGACTACTCCGGTTCCATCGGTGCAGGCCGACCCCGGATCACCTTCGTGACAGCGGCCAACAGCATCTCGGTGCGGATAGCCACCGCAGACGGCGCCGGTGTCGCCAGCGCGATCGCGTACTTCAGTGCCAAAGGTCACCTCGGGCAGCTACAGATCGGAAGCGGTACCTGACATGGCGATGACAATTGTGGACGGAGCGTGGACGAACGCCGGTGACCGGTTCCCGTTCTTCCACGACTTCACCGACGACGCCAACGGAACCCCAACAGCGTCCGATTCGGGGCACGCGTTCGTGTCGTCGGCGTCCTCGTCGATCTCGGCGAGCACCGCATTGCCGACGGTCACCAGCGGCCGCTACGTCATCAATTCGACGGTGAACGCTACTGCCGCAGGCTATTTGACCGCCGACCTGGGAGCGGACTGCTCGTACTGCGAAGTGGAATATGAGCTGACCACCGGCGGCAGCACCGCCGGGCACCGCGCCGGAATCGTGGCGTGGGAATCGCCGATGCCGTCCGGGGTGTTCACGACAGGCTCCAACCGTGCGCAGGCTCATATTCCGGTCGGCCCCACCGGTTATGACCCGCAGACCTACGACTCAGGCGGCGGCGGGGCGATCGCACTCGGTGCGTCACCGGCCTACACCACTCTCGGTTTGCTGGTGCAGTCCGTTGCGATCGCCTGGAAAAAGGCGACCGGCGACGTCGTCGTCCTCGGCCCAGACGGCGTCGTGAAACGGTTCAACCATGCCAACGTCACCACCTTCGGTGGCCGCTACTTCTGCATGGAAGTGTTCCTCACCAACGCTTCGACGGATTCGCGGGTCAAGTTCCGCAAATGCCGCGCCGACTACCGGCTCGCCGACCCGCTCAACGGGGTGACAGGTAAACGGGAAAGACTGCTGATGCTCGGCGGGGTGCTGCCGTGATTCGGGAGGTGCGCCATACCTGACTACTCGGCGGGCACTGCCAGCATCCGCATCCGGCCGAACGCCGACGACTTTGTGCGTGACCTGAAGCGGCAGTTGTCGGCGGTCCGGGATCCGGGGTTCACCGTCGATGTCGAAGCGGATGTGAAACCGGCGAAGGCGAAAACCGACAAGCTGCGGGCTGAGGAAGAAAAGAAGCCCGTCGACTTGGATGTGGACGCCGACACCACCGGCGCCGCAACGCATCTGTCGTTGTTCCGGCGTAAGCAGGAAGCCGATCCGATCAAGATCCGGGCGACGGTGGACCGTCAGGCGTTCGACCGTTCGTTGAAGCCGATGAATGAGACGATCGACCGGTTCAACCGCACCAACATCTTCAAGGTCGGTGTCGCGGTGATCGGGGCTGAGGCGATCGGCCCGGCGGCGTTGGGGTTGGCGAACCTGGCGGACGCGTTGCAGCGGGTGTCGCAGGCCGGTCTGGTGGTGCCGGGGATCCTGGCGGGGGTGACGGCGTCGATCGGGACGTTGGCGTTGGGGTTGTCGGGGATCGGGGACGCCTATAAGGCGGGGGCGCAGGCCGCCGACGAGTCGGGCCGCACCCAGAAGCAGGCCGCTGACACCGCGGCCCGGTCGCAGGACCGGCTGCGTAACTCGGTGGTCGATCATGCGCAGGCGCAGAAGGATCTGAACCGGGCGGTTCGGGACGCTGCGAAAGAGTTGCAGGACTTGAGGATTCAGCAGCGCGGCGGCGTTTTGGATGAGTCGCGGGCGATCCTGAACGCGCGGCAGGCCCGGGAGCGGTTGCTGCGCGGCGATTACACGGATCTGCGTGACGCGTTGCTGGATGTTCAGGAGGCTGACCAGTCGGTTTTGGAGACCCGGGCCCGCAACCTTGACACGCAGGACAAGCTGACGGAGGCCAACCAGAAGGGCATCGCCGGGTCGGATAATGTGGTCGCCGCCAATGAGCGGCTGATCCGGTCGCAGCAGTCCCTGGCCGACGCGATGCGTGACGTCGCTGACGCGCAGTCGGGGTCGTCGACGGCGGCCGACAAATTCCAGCAGCAGCTCGCGGCGTTGTCCCCGGCCGCGCAGGAGTTGGTGACCACGTTCCTGCGGCTGAAGCCGGAATTCCAGCAGTTCCGGAACTCGATCGCGCAGCCTTTGCTGGCCGGTAAAGCGAAAGAGTTCGAGGACTTCTTCCACGACATCATCCCCGCGATTCAGCCGGGCATGGCGGCGATCGCGAAGACGTGGAACGAAGGGATGACGAAGTTCCTGCGGTCCGTCGGGTCTGATGAAAGCAAAGGCATCATCGGCGCGATCCTGGGGGACACCGCGGACGCGCAGGCCCGGATGGGCGCCGCGATCGACCCGCTTGTCAAGGCGATGGAAATCCTGACGAAGGCGGGGGCGGATTCGCTGCCCCGCATCGCGGACGCGTTGGTCACCATGACGCAGCGGTTCGAGACGTTCATCCGGACAGCCGACGAGTCGGGGGAACTCCAGGAATGGATTGATGAAGGCTTGGACGCGGTCGCTGACCTGTCCGAGAGCATCCTGAACATCGGGAAGACGTTCACGGCGATCACGTCGGCGGCGGGCGGCGGCGGCAGCTTCCTGCAGTGGCTCCGCGAAGCCACCAACGATTTGCAGACATTCCTGAACAGTCCCCAAGGGCAGAACCAGCTCCGTGAGTTCTTTGAAGAAGCCCGGCAGAAGATCACCGAGTGGACACCGTTGGTGGAGAACCTGTTCACCCACACCATTCCCGAACTCCTCCAAGGGTTCGAGGACTTCGGGGACTCTGTTCTGCCGATCCTGACCAAGATGGCCGACACCCTGGAAAAGATGCCCGGGTTTGTGCAGTCCATCGCCTTCGCGTTCACGGGGTGGGTTGCTATCTCGGCCATCGTCAACCTGGCCACTATCGCCATCAACGGGATGACCGCCGCGATGGGTGGCACCGCCGTCGCGGGCACCGCCGGTGCCACCGCTGCTCGCGGCGGAACCGGCTTGATCGCCGCGCTGGGCAATCCGGCGGTGGCCGCATTCCTTGCGGCCATCGCCCTGATCGCCGGTGCGAACGCTGTCCAGGGCGGCCCGAATCAGACCACCGGCCCCCCGGCGGGCAGATTCCCTGAACTGAACCGCGGCACCAATCCGCCCGCCGATGGGCAGCGGTATTCGCAGGTTCCTTTCTCCGCGATGATGCCGCTCGGCGGGCCGCCGCCGCCGCCGCCCACATCGTCGTCGTCGACGGCCCCCCAAGACATACCGTTTACGGGTGGCCCCGCGCCGGGGTTCCCGCGTCCGGTGGTGCCGCCCACCCCGGGGCCCGCCGTCACGGAGCCGCCAGGGTTGGTGCAGCCGCCGCGGTTCACCGATCAACGGCCCAAGAATCCTCTGCTGGCCCCCTACTCACGCGCGTACGGCGGCCCCACACCGGCCGGGCGGGGTCCGGGCCCGACGGGCGGCTACGTCGTCGAGTTGCACGGCGGTGAATGGGTTTTGCCCGCCCCGGCCCGCGCGAAGATCGGTGACCGCCGCTTGTCGCGGTGGACCCGCGGTGTCCTGCCCGGCTTCGACAAGGGCGGCCCCGTCGACCCGAATGATCTGCTCGCGCAGATGGGGTTGTCGCCGATGGCCCCCGCGCCGGTCGCCCCCAACCCGTACGGCGGCGGCGGCCCGGACATTCTGTCGCAGATCGTGGGTGGCCTGTCCACGCCGATCGCGGTCGGGACCGGCCTCATCCAGGCGGGCATTCAAGGTGCGGGCGCGGACGCCGCTCAGGGCACGGCGCACGGCACCCTGGCCGGTGCGGCTCCCGGCCCGCCGCCCGCAGCGCCGGGTGTGCCGATGGCCCCGACACCAGGCACACCGGGGTTCGCGGAAAGCGTCGCCCGCAGCGGCCTGGGGGCCTTGTTCCCCGGCGCCTCCAACCTGTTCGGCGGCGGGTCCGGCGGCGGCGCTGGGGGCTCGGGCATCACCCCCGGCCTGTGGGGGTTGGCGCAGGTGTTCAACCCCGGTTTGTCGCCGGATCAGCAGGCCGCCGGGCTGGAGGCGTGGGGCGCGCAGACCGGGCAGTGGTTGGGCACGTTCGGCGCGAACACCCTGTCCAGTTTCGCGGGCACCCTGCTGGGCACCCAAGGCGGCGGCGGACTGCTCGGCGCAGTCGGCTTGTCGGGGTTGGCGTCGTCGCCGTACGCGCAGGCCGCCCGCAGCGCCGCCGGGCATTTCTCCAGCCTCATCCCGGCGATGGGCGCGACCGCCGGGCTGACCCCCGAACAGTTGGCGATGATCCAAGCCGATCCGGCGCAGATGGCGCAACTGTTCCCGCAGGCATACCAAGGCGACGGCACCGGTGCCACAACCACTGCTGCCACTGCTGCTACCGCTGCGGGTACCCCGCTCGGCGCGAACGCGCAGGCCGCCATCGACTTCGCGCGTACCCATGCGACCGGCCAGAAATACCAGTACGGCGGCGTCGGCCCCAACTACGACTGCTCAGGTATCGCATCCGCCATCTACAACGCCGCCACCGGCCGCAACGTGCGGTTCACAACGGACTCCGACTTCGCCGCCCTCGGATTCCTGCCCGGCTATCAGCCCGGCGCACTGAACATCGGAACCAACGGCGGCTACGGAGCAAACGGGCACATGGCTGTCACCCTGCCCAACGGGGTGAAAGTCGAATCCAGTAGCTCGAAGGGCACCAACTACGGCGGCCCGGCGATCGGTGCCCAAAATTTCAGCCAGCAGTGGCATCTGCCGTTGGACAGTGGGACACCGTGGGAGCAGGAGTTGCCTCCGGTGGTGCTGCATCCGTCACCGTCCACTGGGCCGCCGCCCGGCATGGTCCCGGTCCCGGACACCGGCCCCGGCAGCGGATGGTGGCCGCAACTGCAGCCCGCGACTTCCGCTATTCCGTTACCGGATGTCACCAACCCGGGGCTGTTCGACCCGAAGACCGGGAAGTACACCCCGATCCCCGGGCACCGGTACGGCGGACCTGTCGGCTACCAGGAAGGCGGCCCGGTCCCCCTGTGGACAGGGCCCGGCGGTGAAGGCGACTCAGGCGACAACCCTTATGGCGGGCTGCACGGCATCCACAAGCAGTGGTGGGAGCGGGATTGGTGGCGGTACGGGCAGCCCAACAGGTTCAACGCCAAGGGGATCCGTGGGCCTGCCGCGAAGAAGATCGAAGGTCACCGGTTCGGCGGCCCGATCGGGTATCCGCCG